CACACCATCTAAATCACGTCTAAACGCTGCGCCGTAGTTACTGATATAGTAAGTTGGCGGTACATACGTAATAGGAATAGTTATTGTTTTAACAATAGGTGTAGTTAAACCTGTGCCAGTTACACTTAGAGTTACGCCTACACCTGTACCGTTTGTTGAATTAGGTGTAATAGTAATACTGGAGCCAGTACCTGTTGTTGGTGTTGCTCCAGTAATTGTCCAGGCATAGACAGGATTAGTAATTCCTGCTATAACTGCTGTTAAAGTGGCATTGGTTGGTGTAAAGGTTGTCTCATCACTTTTTACAAAACTAGTAAAACCTGAAATATCTACAATTTGCGAAGTTGCAGCTGTAGGTGTAGCTGTTAGCTGACTAGAAACAGTAAATACTTCTTCCTCAATATCACTAATAAAGGCGTACTTAACGTAATAAGGAGTGCCAGATGCTAAAGCTATTCCGTCCGCTAACTTAGGAATAACTATAGACAAGCTTAAGCCATCAAATACTTGATTAGGATTTACATTAGCAACTCCAAGTGCGTTAAGAGTATCTACAGGCGTAAAGTTAGATGTGGCCGAGCACCACACCTTTACCTTAATTAAGTCGTCGCGAATATCCGTTAAACGGATAGTATCGTACGGTGTATCTAATTTTAATATTAACGAATTTACGCCCGCTGATAAGGTTGCTGCCATATTTATTCCTTAAACAATGGTTTTAATTTTAATTGTAGCATACGTACTTGTCTCACTATAGTTATTAGTTTTGTCTAGTATTCTACACTCTACCTTGTAATCGATTCCTGTTTCTGAAATACGAGGTATAGGTACACTGGATAAATCTAGCTTACCCTGTCCCTGACTTTGTACTTCTGGAATGATTGGAGTAGTATCCCATAAATCTGTAGTAACAGTACTTTTATACAACCTATAAGCATATGCTTTAAAGTCGCTAGGCTGATTTGCCGTAATGGGGTCTACCACAATATAAGTAGTTTCTAAATCTATTGCAAGTGTTGGTGAATCATTAAAATTCTTGTTTTTACCATCATTGGTAAAAGCATAATCAATAGACCAGGGCCCTGCAATTTCATTAGTATTGCCTAAATATCTTGCACGTATTTTATATTTTAACCCAGAAGTTAAACCATCAAAAGTATAACCACTTGTTTCTTTATTAACAATATGTGTTTCGCCAGGATTAGAAGAAAAAGCTGGTATGCTTCCTTCAATAATATCAAACTGTACACGAGTAGCTATTGCGGGTAAATCACTGGGATTTGTAAAAGATACAATAGCTTTATTTTGATAAGTACCAGAGGCTATTTCACTACTTACTGTACTACTAGTAGTTACACTATTTATAATAGGTGCTTTAGTAATAGTATTTTTTATTAGTGGAATATTGTTAGTAATTAAATTAGGGTTGTATACTACTAAACCACTTAAGTCCATAGTATAAATATCTGGAGAATAATCTACTAGTGTTAATCTAGCACTGTAGTTACCGCTTGGTTCAACACCAACGACTATACACTCTTGTGTTGATATAGTACTTAAACCTATCATAAATAAGTTATCTGATTCTACACCATCTGCTAAAGCTATTGTAGGTACTGTGATTGTCGTAGTATATCCAGTTGTGCCACTATACGTAAAGGTTCTGCTAACACTTCCACTACCAGTTGTGGTAGTTAAATAATTAGTTCTAATTAGTATAGTATAAGCGGTGCCACTGGTTAAAAGTACAGGTTCACGTAAAGTTAAACTAGTACCCGTAATACTATCGCCTACTCCTGTGCCTAAACGACCGCTTCCAACGCCCCACTGTGGTACGCTGTGACTAATTTTTACTTTGTCACCGCGAGTACACACTAAATGCTCAAAGTCTACGTTAACCGTATATGTTTCGGGGCGTAATTTAAGTTGTGCAAAATGCCATCTAGCTAAGCGAGTAGCTTGGTCAATATTAGTTACGCCAGGTAAACTTAATTGCTCAAATAACTCAGCTCCTTTTACAGAACCACTTGTTGTAGGGCCGTATCCGTAATTATAAACAATAAATTCGCGTACTTGATATGCATTACTTTCGTCATTAATGCTAACACGGAAAGCGTGTGGCAAAATGGGCAAAACTTTAGTTGACTCAAATCCCCAGCTATTATGCTCAGTAAAATGCTGGACTGTATGTGATCTAGGAGTATCAATGATTACGCCCCATTTACCATCAATGTATGAAGGGCTAGCTTTACCTGCTGCACATATATCACGTAGAGTATCCATTACGCTTTGAGTACTAGTTAGTACTCCATTATATGCAAATTTAGGTGCGTATACTCCAGTACCTGTTCCGGTAACTCCACCAACGACTTGTACTTCAAAACTGTCGCCAATACCATATACAATACCACTAGTACCAGCTAAAATATTCCAATCAGCTTGCGTAGTAGTACCTAGATTACTAATAGTATACGAGCTACCTTTAACCATGCTTGGGGTAGCTACGGTCTGGGGTACTGGATTACAAAAGTTATGCCATGTAGTTAAGTTATCTATATCTAGCTGTGAAAGTTTTACTCGGAAAGCATTTGCTGGGTGTGTTAGTACATAAACAAATAAACTAGCAGGATTGTTAGTAGCCCTTAAGTTTTCCCAACTACTAGTACTTCTTTCATAGTCCCAGGTAACAGTTTGTACTAACGCATTAATACCATCTATTTGTCCATTAACTTTATTACTACTTTGAACGCGCACAGCTGTTTTAGCCAGATAACATCCAGGAGGATTTATCATAGGCTGTTCTTTACTGTCATAACCTATTACACCACTTAATACGGCTTTGTGAAATTTTTTCTGGTCAGCTTCATCTTCAGTTTCGTCACTAGTTGTACGACGAACACGTACTTGATACCTTGCTCTTGCTAAGTTTTCTACTGAGTGTACCCAGTTAAAAGCATCTTTACGTTTTTCAAACCAAGCACCCTCACCAAAGGTAAGAATAGTATTTTGGCTTGCAGCAAGATTTAATCCATTACTAGCAAAATAAGTAATCTTAGCTGCGATTCCCATATCATTGCTTTGATTGTCTACGCCACTTAGTGTAATACTGTGCAGTCCGGCTTTTAATTTAATAACGCCTTTGATACTGTCAATTGAGTTATTGTCTCCTGACTTAGGAATCTGTACTGCACGTACTCCATCAATTAATATTTCACCTTGATCGTCAGCAGCAGCTTCTACTGTGTAGTAGCCATCATAAGGAAAGTTAAGATTAGGTATTACCTTAACCCACGACCCGCCATAACCGCTTGCAGCAGGTGTAGTATACGCAGTACCCCAAACACCATAAGTACTCAAAAAGCTTCCCCATTTACCACCACTGCTTTTACGAACAACACCTCCAGCAGATAAAGCATCTAAACTAGTCCAAATAAGTTGTTCTGAAGCGGAAGGATCTGCACCACTGCTTTGGGAGTAGACCCTACCTGCCATAATTTTAATAGTTTTAACGGCCGGAGTTGACCAAGTAATACTATCTCCGCTACCAGAAAGTTCTGGAGTACTAACGTCGCTATAAGTTAATCCAGTTACTCCACTGTATCCAGTTATATGGTTTGTAAGCAGTGTATAAGTACCCTGACTATCTTGATAAAAAGTATAAAGGGGCAAGTATCCAGGAGGAATTTCTGGCAAATAGCCTTTTGTAACATAGCTGTTTGTCAACGAACTATATCCTGTATTTGCATACAACGCCTGTAGATTAGTGCTAGCATTATAACCTAAAACGTCTGTGGGTGCTCCGTCAAATTTAGCAGTACCTCCGTTAGGACTTAAACAAAAAGTTGTATAGCGAAACAATGCTAAACCACTATCGCTGGCATCTGTTGGTGGAGTTAGTTCATATAAAGTAAATGCCGTAGGATCGCTGGACTGATAGTCATAAATGCTTAGTGCGGCGCTAGTATCATTTTCTGACCATGTTGCTGTAGTATAAGGTCGCATCTGTATTTCAATTTTACAGCTAGTTGCACCTACAGTACCGTTTTTAGTATTAATTTTTCGCATGCCTTCTGGAAAGGACAGCACAACATCTACAGCATCACAAGTTTGGTCTAAATCAACTTGTTGCCATCTGCTGTAAAGCATAAATCCACCGGAAACATTTGTTGCATTATTTGTTAGTTCTAGATTTACAACTTTTGGTTCAACATCACGTCCGTATAAGGTATTAAAGTCGTCTATTAAAGCACCAGCAGCATAATTCTTAGCGTAACCTTCTATTGTAACTGGACGCGGCACAGAAGCAGGTTCGCCTGTATAAAAGTCGAGAATTGGCCTTGTGCCAATACAAATATCATTAACTGCAAGAGGTCCGAAACCCCATACAATAGCAGTATTTAAAACATTGGTTTCAGTAAGCGACTCAACATAAGGATTGGCTCCAAGCACACCAGTAAAACGAACTTTGCCTAGGACTACAGGGATTGCTCCGTACAAGTTTGCTTGATTAGCAGCACCTGAAAGCAAATTTAGTGCATTTGCACTACCAGGATCGTTTGATTTTGGTGGGCGAATAGGTGCAATAACATTAGACAGAATCATTGCTGAAGAGCTAATAAGAAGGCTACCTACTAGTTGTGCATTAGCACCCGTAACTCCGACCATGCCGGCAGCTGTCTGAGCACCTGTTAATCCTGTAGTAGGATCTACATAACCAGTAATAACAAACGCTGCGATCATTATCAACATACGTGTGGTATTATTACCTTGAGCAACAGTTTTATAAGAAAGTTCTTGTCCAGCTTTTACGCGTGTAGTTTCCCAATCTGCTTTAGGTACAATTACACCATCCAACATTATGACAATTTTACCAATTAACTCTGTTCCAGAAGTATACTTAGTTTTTACAAACTCCACAAAGTCTTGTATAGTAGTGCCGGCCGCGGTCCAGTCACGATGTGCACGCAGCTTTAATGGGTGTGGTGCGCCAATAGCTTGCACCTGGGCTTGAGGCGCGTATACATAAAATCCAACAAAGCGGTTTTTCCACTTAATGTTATTTAGTGACTCAATCACGGAGTCACTACCTATGCGGCAATGTAAAAACTTGTTATCGCCCACGTATATGCCCACGTGCATAGGCTCACCAAAAATATTGAAAAGACACAAGTCTCCAGTATTTGGTGTGGTAATTTCTTCCCAGTTATCTTTGTAAAGATTAACTGCTTGTGAAATATACGGATCAGTCCCACCTACATATTCGTCACCATAGCTAGGAAGCTCTATATTATATTCATTCTTATAAAATAAACAAGCTAATCCCCAGCAGTCAAGACCAGCTGTAGTTCTGCCATTATCTAAATATGGTAACCCAATATATTTATCATAATTCATTAGAATAGTCCTGGAAAATAACTAGGAGTAAAGTTAAAGCTAGGAAATGGTTCTGTGTTATAACTAACCATACTTAAGTTTAAGTTGACGCTTTCAGCATTGTACGTTGCTGATGTAATATAAAAATCTGTGAAAGTTGCTTCTACATTATCAATATTACTAGAAACTACTAATTCAATTAAAACTTTAGTTCTTATACGTAAGTGATCTCGGATAAGAGTTATTGTTTCTGGCGAAACAAAGTTTAGTGAAATTGAACAGTCGCCTAAGCCAGTTTGTTGGTCAGTAGGCAAGTTTAGGGTCATTGGTAAAAATATAAAATCTTTTGTGCGACTAGTAACTCCGTAAATAACTTCATCATCAGTAGTTATTACAGAGTTATCGGTTGTTACTGACGTTATGCGTTTTGTATAATTATCTGATAATCTAATAGGCACAGTAGGAGCGGCAGGATCAGTGCTACCATTCGGATCGTAAATTGTAAGCAGCATTATAAGCTGTTCATCTGTTTCAGATGAAAACATTGCTTTAATTGCTGCTGGTGATAGTCTACTTAATCTGCTCATTATGGTAGTATTTCAAATTTTAAAGACGTGCTCCAGTATCCTGGTGCTAAATACTGTAGTTTAAAAAACTCACTGTCCCCGCTGGGCATAATGCGAACTTCTACAGTTGTGCCTTTTCTTGGATGTGGAAAACTAAATCGTTTAGTTCCTGCTAGAGTAGTATTAATAAATGTTTCTAGTGTTGTAGTTTCTGCAGTTGTCATTATAAAACTCAGGTCCATTGTATTAACTCCGGAACTTCTGCGTCGCTGTTTAGCTGGACCAGAGTCCATGGGTGAGCGAATAATGCTCACACCAATAGACTCTGTAAATCCTTTTTGTGGTACCTGCGGTAAAGCTTGGGCTGACCATGCTGGAATTGGCATACTTATCTCCTTACTAAAGCAGGCTTATTATTAAAGTTGCTTGATATTGATTGCTGTACTGGACTACCTACACGGCTTACTTCGCTTGCAACCATATCTCCAATAATAACTTCTATTTTACGATTTCCACGTGAATCAGTGGTTTCCTTGGTGGTAGCACGTTCACTTCCAAAGTTGTTAACAACTACGTCAACGTTTCCGCCTCCACCGCCTGCGCGAACTCCAAGATTGCCGTTGCTATCACGCTTTAGGGGCATAATAGCTTCAGGACCTGCTTCACCCATTAAGCCTGTACCTTGTGCAAACTTAAACAGTGTTGGAGAGCTTACAACTGAATTGGTAAACATTCCGCCTTTGGCAAACTGCGTTAGGCCAGTGTCGAACACATTACCTTTTGCAGAAGCTACAGGGTAAGCTCCAGGTCCGGCATCTAAACTACCTGTTGCTGGGCCGAATAAAAAGTTCCCGATAGAAGGTCTTAAAAATGCCCACAATGATTCTGTTTGCATTTTAAGTTCTACGCGTAAAATACCTTCAATCATACCGTCTATTAGACTCTTGAAACTGAGTTTACCTGTTTTAGTAAACTCTACAATTGCATCAGTCATACCTTGAAAACTGTTTTTAAATACTTCTTCGTACTGTGATTGACGATCTACTAGTGAGGCAGTAATATTAGCTGTTTTAAGTTTTGCTTGATAATCTCTTTCAGCCGCCTGATTTTCTAAAGCAGCTCTAGACTGAATCATGCTATACTGTCCACGCATTTCATCAGATTCTTCGTCTTTGCCTGCTAGAACTTTTCTAGAA